ATTGTGTGTTTCACTGGGGTGCTTGGGGAGGGGATTGAGGTTGAGTAGGGTCGATACGTCCATCTTCTGGAGAGAAGTCAGGGCAGGGACGGGACTCAGTGATGTCCTGGTCCCTGCTTGTAACATAGCGGCAGCCAGTTCCAAGACGGCGGCGGAAAGCGTTGATCACGAGCTGGCTCTCGTTGGGCCACCAGGTCAGCGGATTGGAGTTCGCGCAGATTATAACACGAGTCCACTCGGCGTATTTGTCCTTGTAGCGGCAGTCTAGGTGGCAGATCCACTTGTCGAGGTTCTGGTTCATGTCGTAGACAGTCCATTTCTCCCAGTTGAACTCGTCGAAGAAGACTGTCTTCTCGCCCCGGTATTGGCCCCAGGGGTCTCGACCTGGCTTGACCGTGTAGATCCCGCCATCTCTTGAGAGGTCGGCATTCGTCAGAATCCGATGGGTCTTGCCCATACCGGTCGGACCCCAGAGAACCATCACTTCCACTGGTCTCTCGGTCGGTGGCTTCGGGGCTACCATGTCGTGGAGACTCTCGATCCCCTGGTGATAGCGGATCCAGTCAGAAGGGTTCTCGGCAGCAATCTCCCGAAGGGGCTTGCCCGCTTTACAAGCGGTGCAGATGGCCTCTAAGTCAGAGCGACGGCCTTGCTTACCAGCTTCGGGGTCGAAGGTGCCGTGTTCTTCTCCGACGGACACGCGGGTGTCCTCCTTGGTGCAGTAGTCCTTGCACTGCTGCTCGTTGCCACGGCACTCCTCGAGGTGGGGATGCTTGTTACCGAGCATAGTGTCCACTGCTTTAGCTCTCTGCATTTTCTTGAAGCGGATGTAGCCCTGGATGTGCTCGGTTCCTTCCTTACCTTTCTCGACTTGCCAGACCATGTAGGCCATCTTGGATTCGTCGAAGGCAGGACGGAAGTCTCCTGGATTGTTGAGAGTGAAGAGGACTCTGCGGAAGGACTTGGCATAAGGCTTAGCAGCCTGTGGCTGCTCTGCTTCTGCTCTAGCGCGGGGTCCGCGCACAGCAGCGATAGCTTCGCGTAGCTGCTGCTCTTCGTCTTGCTCAGTAGGCTCTACTTCCATTCGTCCAGGACTCGCTGGCGCAGCAGCGGCAATCTGCGCGGGGGGTGGAACTGCTTTGTTGCGCTGTTCCTCCATTGCACGCTCTGCGAGCTCGAAGGCTGCGTTCCATTCCTCTGTGGACAGCTCCTCGGCGTCGGAGTCGTCCGCGCTCGCTTCAGCTTGAGATTCGATGAAGACAGACATGGCATGTAACACCTTGTTGGAGAATAGTGTTTTGAACTGATGAGGTCACTATTTGCAACTCGTCACCATTTGCATTCCACTAGATGGAATGGGATGGAATGGAATGGAATGAGATTCAGATTGAGCCAATTCAATTCACTCACTACCCCTGGGTCACAAGCACAGGCTACACCAACCATTAGAGAAAATTGGGGGGTAGCGAAGCGTAGGGGGGCGGAGCCCCCCTGGCGTAAGATCGGGGGGGGGTGGGGCCCCCCCGATACACCCCTGGTTAAGCAACATGAGCTGGGGCGAGCGGAGCGGGGAGGGGCCCGCCGGAGCGAAGCGGAGGCAGGGAGGATCCCCTGCGGAGCGAGGGGCCCCAGCGAACACCCCTAAGTCAGCAGGAGAAGTGGGTTGGCCGAAAACTTTTTCGCGCCAACAGTGACTAAGGGGTAAGCGAAGCGTAGTATTACCCCTTAGTCACTTCGTTACAGACTACCTTGTTACAGGGTCAACCTCTTTGGAAGATGACATCACCAAGAAACGTGACATCACTAGAAAACAGCTAAGCTGGATTCGATTAGTGACAGAGATATGATTATCGCTGGCGACCGTGGGGAGCGTCTATACCGCACGCGCCGTGCGGCTACTACCTACAGGCCGGTACGCCCAATCGTGGGCGTGGCTCGCTATAAGCCTCGTCTTTACCGCTCGCCGTCGACGCGGTTCTCGCGTTTTGGCAGCCGCTTTAGCGGCGCTTCTCGTGGGATGTTCGGCAGTTCGTCTCCGCAGGAGATCAAGAGTTTCGACGTGACGCTGCTGCATGACACGGCCACTCCACTTGTGGATGTGGCAGCTGTTGCTGGGATTGGTGCAACCAATCTTCTGACTACTGGGATGACCTGTATAAATGCAGTTCAGCAGGGTGCAGCTTTCTACAATCGCGTTGGCGCGAAGATCAAGGAGATCAATGCGCAGCTGCATTTCTTTGTTTCTACGACTGCTACTTCAGGCATGTGGCGCTACATGCTGGTCTATGACAGGCAGCCGAATGGCGCCTTCCCTGCAATCACGGACATCATTCAGGTGAATGATACTGGGCAGGTTGGAGTTGACACTGGTGTCAACATTGCGAACAAGAGTCGCTTTGCGATTCTTCGGGACAAGAGGATTCCGATTGATCAGGCCAGTGCTCGTTCTTGGCAGATCAATGAGTTCGTACCTCTGCAGTGCGAGACAGAGTACGGAGCTAGCACTGGGCTAATTGGAGACCTGCGCACTGGTTCGTTGCTGTTTCTCGTTTTCGACAGTGCGTACAACACTGATGCTGTGATTGCCGTCAGCAATTTCAACAGCCGTATCAGGTACAATGATTAACTTGCCTTTTCCCACTGGGTTTTGCAAGAGAAAAAGAACAATGATAGGGAAAACCTGCTTTAGCAGGGGAAACCCTTTGTTTAGACATTGTGTGTTTCACTGGGGTGCTTGGGGAGGGGATTGAGGTTGAGTAGGGTCGATACGTCCATCTTCTGGAGAGAAGTCAGGGCAGGGACGGGACTCAGTGATGTCCTGGTCCCTGCTTGT